TTTGTACCTGAAGTAAATATGTTTTTGTATTATCTAAATAGTTACGCAACTCTTCAGCGTTTTTAAAAGTTATTGTTAGGTCTCCATAAACAACCTCTTCACCTGAAAGACTTGCGCTTTTTACATAACTTTTTACATTAATATAATCAGCATCTGGTATAGGTTTAGTTATAAATTCATCTGGATTAGGAAAAGTAAAACTATTTTTTTCAGCATCATTTGCTGCTATTTTATGTAAAGTATTATTAAAAAATATTAAATATGCCATTATTATCCTTCCCAAATAAGTAGTGAACCTGCTTGACCTGCTTGACCTTGAGGTGCTGCATTCTTTTGACCCACACCACCTACTCCCCAAGGGTTAGGTGAAGATGGTAGACCATTCCAAATATTTCTTGGTACTGATGTACTAGATCCGGGTGCATTACCAGAACTACCGCCTCCTCCGTTGGTATAAGAGTTAGGTGTTCCACCGCCTCCTCCTCCAGCGTTAGCACTTCTACTAAAAATAGTTGTAGCAGTTCCACTTGAACCAGCTTGACTACCATAGCCTTTCGCCCCCCCAGTGCCTCCTTGTCCTATAACAAAAGGATATCCAGTGCTAGCAGCTGCAGCACCAGTAAAAAAACCAAATCCACCAACTCCACCTTGACCACCTGTTCCATTATTATTACCAGGAATATTAGGGCCACCGGCTCCCCCACCGCCTCCCCACATATATATTTGATAACCAGATCCACTTGCACCAGTAGTGTAAGTACCACTTGCAGGTCCTGTATTCCATTTAGTCAAGACATAACCGCCTCCACCTGATGATCCATCAGCTGCAGCAGTAATTCTACCTTGTGCGTCTACCGTAATATCTGCAGTTGTATAAGCTCCTGCAGTTACAGCAGTGTTAGATAATTTATCTGGCGTAACTGAATCGTCAGCAAGTTTTGCAGTTGTAATTTGTAAATCAGAAACTTTAGCTGTCGTAATTTGATTGTCTGAAATTTTTGCAGTCGTAATTTGGTTATCAGAAATTTTTGCAGTTGTAACTGCGTTGTCTGAAACTAATGCAGTTGTTATTGCTGCAGCTTCTATTTGAGCTGTTGCAATAGTTCCACCTAAAGTGTTTAATGAAATCTCAACTATGTTTGTTCCATCTGAATATGCAGCGAACATTTTAGGACTTGCCGCACCTGCAGTAGTTGGTGAAAAACCAGTCCCTGAAACAGTTTTAATAGTTAAGTTGTTTGCGTTTGTAAGACCACTACAATCAAATATGTAAAATTTTTCAATTCCATTAGGTATAGTACAAATAGTACTAGCTGCAATAGTTGCCGTAGCAAATTTAATTATCATGTTTCTTGCAGTAGATAATTGTGCATCCGTCATAGCAAGGGTCACAGTTCCACCACTTGTTAAAGTAATGGCCTCATAACCACCAACAGCTTGTTGAATTAAATTTAAATTTGAATTTGTTTTATCTCCCCATGTACCAGCGTTTTCGCCAGTCACCATAAGTTCTAAACCGAGATCTGAATAACTTGATGCCATAAAATTTTATGCTCCTGTTTTTATATATTACAATATTACTATAATTAAGCTGCTAGATCAACCGGTGACCATGTAACAGGTGTGCCTACATCTACTTCAGCCCACGCAATTATATTAGGACTAGCAACCGTTATTGTCAATCCTATGCCTGTAGGAGTCACTACAGCACTGGCATCAATAGTTACTGAATTTATTGCACCAGATAAATTTATCCCATCTACTGAATATTTGCTCTCTATTACAACGTCTCCGAAAGCGTATGTCATAGATGTTCCCGTTACCCCTACAGTAACATCAATAAACGTTGTCTCATCACCTATTGCAATAGCTAAACTACTACCTGTCACATCTACTGGTGTGTTAAGATCTACTACAATTTCTGGTTCTGCTATAGACAAAGCATTACCTACTGGAGATACAGTTACATCTGTAAAGGCTTCTTCATCACCTATAAATGTATTAAGTTGTATACCTTCTACATCGACTTCAGTGGAAATTTCTACAGCTATCGAACCTATTCCTGTATTAAGAGTATGTTCATCTACTTGAAGGTATACATTTCCACCTGCTTGAAGATCTACTAAACCTACTGCTGTAGATATCTCTATACCCTGTAATCTTAATGCCTGTACTTCACCAATATCCGTTGTTAAAGTAATACCATCAGGAAATACATTTGCATTTGCTTTAGGTACTTCATCTCCTGTTACTACAGTTAAAGATTGACCTTGAGCTTGTACATCTGCATTAGCTTGTGTGGTTACTCCAGTAATAGCTGTTTGTGCGGAAACAGATCCTGTTTGTACAGAGTAAGCATCACCCCATACCATTGATCCCCATAAATCTCTTCCCCAACCTGAACCTATTAAACCTAAGTCATCAATAGTTGCTGCAGTAATACCTGTTGTAGAAGCTATTCCTGTTACAGAAACATTTTGACCTATTGGGGTAGCTGAGTCGTTTCCTATTACTGCGGATAAAGAAATTCCACTAGGAAGAACTAAAGCCGAAGCACCGGCTACTATTCCTGGTAATATATATGAAGCAGCTATTCCTGATACAACTACATCAGAATTTGCTTGTGTAGTTGAAGAACCTATTGAAGAAGAAATAGCAACGGATGAGGTAAGTACGGTTTCATCAGATAGGTCTCCCCATTCTGATGCTCCCCAACTTTTATTACCCCATCCAGTTGCCATAATTCATAACTTTATTGATTACGATATTCTTATAATTGCCTGAGTATCATTCGCATCAGGAAATTGAATAGTAAATGTCCCAGCTGTTGCAGTTTTGTCTCCATCAAAGTCTAACACACATATAGATTTAGAAGCTTCAGATGTATTGTAAATCAAAGCACCTGCTGCCGTTAATGTAACTCCAGTGAATGATAAATCGTTAAAGTCAGTAAAAGCTGTAGTTCCGTTTACAGAAACTAAAGCGTTAACTAATGCTCCGCCACCGGCTGCGTATTGTCCAGTGTCTCCGACTTGTCCACCAATACCTACTGCGTATGAAGTAGTATCAGCTCCGATAGTTGCTGCACTTGTGTATAGTGCTAGTTTAAAAACATCCCCAGTTGACACTGTAAAGTTGTGTAACCCTTGAAAAGTTTGTTCTTTAAAAGAGTTCGTGATTGCATTTGTAGTAATAGCCATAATTTTTCTCCTATTTTATAATTTTTATGGTGATGGAGAGGACACTTTAACTCGTGGAACTCCATCGGTGTATTCGTCTCTACGTCTTCTGCCCATTTGTTGTAAAGCAAAAGATTGTATTTGTTCATTATACTTGTCTGAATACAGTTTGTACATATCAGCAGGTCCTTTTAAATAAGCAAAAGATTCTACTAAAACTCCATACAATAGTAATTGTTGTTGATAAGTAGATAGATAAGTAGTGTTAGAACTAGTAAAATGAGGGGGATATTTAATGTAGTTTATTTGAACTTGTCCAGCTGCTGCCGCGGCATTTGGTGTTGGGGCTACTAAAAAATTATTTTCATCCCAGTTTGCATAATATAAAGGAGAGCCTGTAGCTCCATCATTATTATATTCAGAGATAAAACTAGTGTCTCTCTTCTCTAAAAAATTTCTAGTCCCTGAAATAATGGTCTGTACGGATCTTAAAACAAGCATATCAGAGGGTAAAGATATATATCTTTGACCAGAGATAAAACTAGCCGTTGCGTATTTTCTTAAATCATCATAATCTACTTTACCTGCAATATCTAATTCTATATTACTAATAAATTGATCCATTAAAATATCCGTTAATACATTAGAATCTACTTCAGTGTAGCTTCGAACTTGAGTTAAAAAATTTGGGTATGTTATTGCCATTATGAAATCTCCACTGTTACTTGACCTATTTGAGGTAATAATTGTCTTCTTCTATTTTGTTCAGAACCATCGTCTGGCTTCATTCCATTTGAATTAAAAGCAAACGTTCCGGGTAAAGTTAAATCTATTGTTGTAAATCTAGCTCCTCCAGAATTAAATGTAAAATCCTGTGCTCTAGGATTCTGTAAAGCTATAGCATCTGCAACAACTCTTTTACGTCTTATCTGAGGCTGTTTTGGTTCATATTCCGAAATATGGACAAGCGCTCCCGTCCACTCTCTAATCATTTCTTTATATGGAAACGCCTGACCAGAACGGTCAGATATTGCCATTGATCTTTTACCTTGAGCGTAGGACATTATACTCCATCTCCAAAGTAAGTCATTGGTGAAACATATAAAGAAGTTCTTTGACTATCTTCATCTAAAGCTCTAAGCATTTCATCCTCATAAGTTTGTTTTAAAAGAGGTACTCTATCCGGCGCATATTGAAAAGACATATAATAAGATAGTCCTGCAATCATACAGGGTAAGAATCTAAATACTGCATCTGGATTATTTGAATAAGCTCCAGCATCTTCTATTCTTTTTACTACATAAAATTTTAAATAAGTATAAGTAGCAGCATTAGGCGCTTGGTATAAATAAATTTGAGGAGTAGTTTGTCTATCCACATAATATTGAGAAGGTTGACCTTGGTTTAATTTATTAGGAAGAGCCGCATAAGCAGATCTATCTATTTTAGTTAAAGATATGTCTTGAGTAGTAGCACTATCACTTCCTCCTCCACTAGTTGAAACAAAAGCTTCTAGAACATCATTTACATCTGAGTTACAAGCATATTGTGCTTGTCCAGCAACAAGAGCTATTTCGTCCAGTTCCACTTTCCATAAATGAACTCCTCTATTTCCCCAATCAGAAAATAATACGTTTAAATTTCTTCTTGCTTTTCTTAAATCATTTCCAGAATTAGGACGTACTCCACATCTGTTAAATGCTTCATCTATAACCTCTTCTATAGTTAAATTAAAACTTGTTGTTCCTGATGTAGCCATTATAGTATATCCTTATAATAATTTAATTTAATTTTATCTAATTTAGATAATTTTGCACCACCATGTAAGTTTGTAGAACCATATAGTTTTATAGCCTCAACTTTATCTGCTTTACCTAATTTTTTAGATTGTCCTTTTGCTAAATCAATAAGTTTTTTACCAGTAGCTTTAGCATATCTCTTAACCCCATATCTAATGCCCGCAGTTAATAAACCCCCAAGTAACATTTTTTCTTTTCTCACTACAGAATATCCTTATAGTAATCTTCGTAAGATTTATTATTATAAGTAACTCCGTCTATTTCTGAATTAATTAGAGATCCACTATACTCCATCTCTCCGCCCTTTGATTTTTTAGGGACACAATTAGGCACTTTACGTCCACCTTTGGACTTCATTCCAATCATTTCATAACCGTCCCAACAAGGACCTTTTGATTTAGCCATTTGTTTCTCCTTATATAGCGGCCGCTTTGAGAGTGTATAACTTCTCCTTTTTGCGGTTGTACAACTTCTTTGATTGTACCACTTGATGACGATAAGTTCTAGACCTTAGGTTTTTGGCTATGGGGTTTGTAGATTTTTCCATGAGTTTTAATTAAAACCTTTTTAAATTCTGCTTTTTCTTTTTTAGTCCAATTTTTATTACTACTACCTAAACCTGGTTCTAATTGCTTGGTCATTGATCCTCTAGATATTGCCATTATAAATCTACCGCTTTTCCTATTATTGGTTTATATTTAACTTTACCCTCTTCTCTGAAGGCATGCAAGAACTGCTTCCTAGGCTTATCTTCAATATAACTACAATGACACCATCCACTTGAAGGTTCTCCTTTTTTATAGAACTCGAGAATCATTTGATCATATTTAAGGTTCTTATATATCCAATCACAAAGTTCTGCATTATCTACTCCTGGACATTCAAAATCAACGGCTTCTGCATCGCAGTGCTGACTATTAACTGAACTGCCAATAGCAATAGATAACTCTGGGGATCTATAACAACTGGTCACCACCACAGGACCAAAATGGTCTCTAACCGGTTGTAAAATATTATCACATAGTAATTTTAATTTAGCTATTTGATCTGAGTTAGGGTTATTATCTATACCCTTACGTATAGCAGTGTCTGATTTGATTAACTCTTGAAGAGTAAAATTTCGGGATAGATTCATTAAAATATTTTTCCTTTCTGCCATTCCCAAAGATAGGGTGACATTTTAATTTTGTTATATATTTCATATTCCATGTGAAGGTATTTTAAAACTTCTTTTTTATCAAAATACTCCTTTATTATTCCAATATTTTTATTAAGAAATAATGATTTATTAAAATGCATTTTAAAAAATGAATCCAAATCAGGAAGGTCAATATACCAATCTACACATGCGTTTATTAAATGCATTGATTGAAATGCTGTATGCTTAGCATTGCCTCTAATCATAGTTTCTTTTTCATAAATTGTAGAAAATAACTGATCTAATTTTACATCTTCAATTTTCATATTAAATCTTTTTAAATCATAATCTAAACCAGCCACAAATCTTTCATAAGGATCTCTTATAACTGTCCAACAAATTTTATTTAAATCTCTTTTATGCAATAAAGTAGGCTTTAAATCTGAAAGCACATTACGTACACTTGTACATCCATTTTTCTGTATTAATAAATACTGAAAATTATTAACAGTATAAAATTCAACAAATTGAAAATACATTATATTTTATTTATATCTCCAACTAAAATTTTTAGAAAAATTCATTATTTAGTTCTAACAGAATCAATGAAATTGTAAACTCTACCAAATTGTTTGTCAATGCCCATTAAATCAGATTGAATCATAGTTACTGTTAACTGAAGTTCTATTAATGTAACAAGAGTCCATGTAGCTAAACCTAATAAAATTGTTCCCAGTAATCCTATTAACATTGTATTAGTTTTTCTACTCATTTAAATAGTACCTATTTCTTGACATACAAATTTAGTTGCTACTTTGTTCTTATTAACAAACTCTTCTTCTTGTAAAAGCATTATTTCTGTAGATATTTCTAATGCTGCAAGTGTACATTCTTTCCATGAATTATAGGGTTGTTTTATCTCTTGTGGAGGTAAACATTGATTATCTATAAAAGAACATAAAAATATTATTAAAGTAAATTTCATGGTGTATTATACTCTGCCGGTCCACCTAATAAAGCCAGGGCCACCATCAACAC